TAAATAATATTAGTATTATAGAAATAAATATAATAATATAATATAATTACATTATAATAAATGTCATTTACTCGTTTTAATGATGACCCGTGTAGAATAATGAAACAACAGCAAGAGTCTACAGACCAAGGAAAATGGAGACTTAATGTTCCCGGTAATGGAGACAAGCCATGTTTCATGGTAGACCCATCAATAAGGTTACAAAAGTGGGGAGCAAATTTGATGACAAATACAATAAATCTTGAAAGTTCTCTTTTTGGTCTTGATAGAAATTTAACAAGAGACTGTAATCCTCAAAATAACTATAAAGATGTAAATATACCTACGTCACCAATTGAATACCCTGTATGTTCTCCTTTTACAGACCAGTCGAGAGTTACAAATCCAGCATGGTGGTATAGAGATTTAGAACAACCAAATTGGGACTACCTTCCTTTGAATCCGCAAGAGAATACATGTATGTCATTTCAAAATAATCTTAGTACTAGAATTTTAGAAAAAGATAATTATGTTACAAAAATTCCTTGTTTTACTTATAACATGATAGATAATACACAAAATTTGTTTACAAAGTAAAGATATATAAAAAATTAAAAAGGTAAAGGTAAAAACTATATATGTAATATTTAAGAGTTAATAGAGACTAAAAAATATATTACATATATATAAACATATAATATAATGGAAGTTGTTATCCCAATATTGGCGGCTACAGGATTATTTCTGGCGGCAAATAAAAAAAATGAAAATAATATTGATGATACAAGAGCAAAAATGTTTAAAAAAGAAGCATTTACAAATATGGGCGCTGGTAGAGTAAATCCGCAAAATTATCTACCAAATACTCAAATACCAAATACAAACTATCCAACAATAAATACTTCTGCAAAAGGAAATATAAATAAGTTTAATGGTGGTTCAGCAGTAACCGATAAATACTTTAATGCAACTGTTGATAAGAGAGTATTACAGCATGATGACCAATTCGGTAACCCATATTATAATAACAATGATAAGAATGGTGCGAAAGATGATAATGTAATTTCATTAACTGGAAAACAAATAAATGTATCTAACTTTGAGCATAATAATATGGTCCCATTTTTTGGCGCAAAAATAAGAGGGCGTACAACAGATGCTGATACTCATGAGTCTATTTTAGATAGCTATAGTGGTACAGGTAGTCAAAAAATATGTAAAGAAGAACGTGCACCTCTTTTTGCGCCTCAGGCGAATATCCAATATCCGAACGGAATGCCTAATTTTACAACATTTTTTCAGTCACGTCAAAACCCCGGAACACAAATGGCGAATGTAAAACCATGGGAAGAAGTACACGTTGCACCTGGTTTAAATCAGGGTTTTACATCTTGTGGAAGCAATGGTTACAATTCGGGTATGGAAGCTCGCGATTTATGGGTAGACAGGAATGTAGACGAATTGAGAACTACTAATAATCCCAAACTTACATATAGTTTAGAGAATCACGAGGGTCCTTCTTATGAATGGAATGTTCAACAGCCTCCCAATGCTAAAACATACGGACATGTTGAAAAATTCTTGCCGGATAAATTCTATTTAAATACACCGGATAGATGGTTTACTACAACTGGTTTAGAGAAAGCACAATCGGGACGACCCGAGGAGTTATTAAAAGACCAGAATCGTGTATGTACTACTACCGAATACTTTGGAACCGACTCCAATCCAAATGGAACATCGCAATATGCTCCGGAAAATTACGAACCTTCTAAAAAAGCAGTAATAGAAGGAAACCCGATTATAAATGCAAATGGTGTAGGAAAATATGAACCGACCCAGTTTGATTATGGTCGTAGTATAACAAGACTTCATTCTACAAACCGTTCAAATACGAAATCAACTCCATTTTTGGGAACAGCTATTAATGGAGCACTTAAATCATTTGTTGCACCTTTATTAGAAGTAGTTCGTCCTTCTAGAAAGGAAAATATTGTAGGAGCTGTCCGACCTTATGGTAATGTTCAGAATCGTGTTTCTGCTGGTGTTGCTTATAACCCTGCCGATAGAACACCTACTACTATTAAAGAAACAACTGAAAGTCTGCTCGATTTTAACCATTTGAATGTTACACCTCTAACAGATGGAACCGGTTATTTAGTTACTGAGCAACAAGAAGTATATACACAACGTGAGACAACTGAGCCGGAATACTTTGGTTCTGGTGGTGGTGCAACTAATGAGGGATATCGTTCTACAATGGCTGCAAGAAACCAGCATAATAATATAAATAAAGTAAGTAAAGAATATACCCCTTCCGGAAATATGGCGATGTTTAACCATACTGAAAATATAAATATTAAAAGACCTGATAAAAATAATGTTCAATGCCCTTGGAATGCTGGTGCAAGCGCTGGTTCAGGTTTAGGAGGAATGCCTCCATCAGCAAACCAGTTTGGTAAATTAAGTAAAATGCCACAGTATTATCAAGAATCTATTTATTGCGAAAGAATTCAACCCGATATTTTAGATGCATTTAAACGTAACCCATATACACAGAGCTTACACAGTTATGCGGCTCCATAAGTATATAAGTTATGATTTTTATTTTTTAATATATAATAAAAATAAATTATATATTTTAGAGGAATAGTTAATTATATTTTAGTATAATATAATTAACATAAAATAAATATTAAAAATAAATATTTAATATATTATATACAAAGATGTTGAGAACAGTTAGCTTACTTGCTATTTTACCAGCACTTACATTTGCCTTTTTTATTCCCTTTCCTATATCTGTTCCTGTTCCTGTTTCTGTTCCTGATTCTTCAAAAATGCAAGAGGGTGGAATGTCACATTATCCTCATGTAGACAACATAGAAAAATCTAAAGAATTTCAAACACATAATTCAAAAATCTGCTCTTTTGTAGACTATGTGGATACGGTATTATGTAACACGGCGGAATCGGATTCGCTGTCATTTAACCAAAAACAAAATGATACAAAAGAATCTAATAATAATTTTCAAAATATTAAGAACAAAAATAGTTCTCTTGAATTTAATTTAGAACTAGACCCCAAAGATTTGTGTCCTTTATTGGAATTGGTAGACAAGACATTTTGCAAATCTGGTAAAGATGTAATGGTAGGAAAAGAAAATGTAGATCCAAAAGACTTATGCCCGCTTCTTGAGCTTATTGATACAAAATTGTGTTCTTAGGATATTTTTAATAATTTTTATATATTATATTATATAATACAAATAATATATAATATATAATAAATGAAAAGTTTGAAATCATCATCTATGTTTACAGCAAATAATTCAGTTGTATTAATAATTTTTGTTTTTATTTTTATTGCAGTTGGTATGTTTTTTCTTATAAAAAAAACAACTGAAAAGGAAAACCAAGATAAACTCGATAAACAGAGTAAGTTAATAGAGGAAAAAAATGAGTTAAATATACCACAAGTAAAAAATGTAGCATCAACTAGCGGTGTCAACAATATAAATAATAGTGAGAATCAAGATAAAAATGATTCATATAATACAGACTATAATACCGTAACCGAAACTTTCCGCGATGAAATAGGTTTATTTATTAAAAAAGATGAAACACGACCAGAAGTATATTCACATAATCCAGTATATATACCACCATTTAATACAGGTAAAGAAACAAGGTGTGTTACAAGACAGGTAAATCGTCCCGAGGAAACAAATAATGTTCAAAGTTGTTTAAACTCTGATTTAGTAAAAGTATCATCTGATGCATCTTATTAAAATTCAAAAGTATAAAATGTAATTAAAACAATTAAAATAGTTAAGACAATTAAAACAACATATAACATTTGATATAAAAACAATATCAAAAGTCATATAAAAATAATTTTAAAGATATATACAAGGTATTATATCCGAATCACAACAACACTACTTCTATGTCTACAACAAATAAAATAGCATTTATCACTGGTATAACCGGACAAGATGGATCATATTTAGCAGAATTATTATTATCAAAAAAATACATGGTTCATGGATTAATTCGTCGTTCATCTACCATAAACACGTCAAGAATCGATCATATCTTTAATAATAAAGATTTGAAGCTTCATTATGGTGATATTACTGATAGTTCATGTTTAGAAAAGATATTAAATTTAATTAAAAATAAATATCATGATATGTCGCGTTTAGAAGTATATAACTTGGCTGCTCAGTCTCATGTAAAAATATCATTTGAAATGCCGGAATATACTGCTGACACAGATGCTTTTGGAACCCTCAAGTTACTAGAAGCAATAAGAAATAACAACCTAGAAAATATTACAAGATTTTATCAGGCATCAACGAGTGAGTTATTTGGAAAAGTACAACAAACACCACAAAATGAGAATACACCATTTTATCCACGTTCGCCATATGGTGTAGCAAAGTTGTATGCTTATTGGATAGTTAAAAACTATCGCGAAGCATATAATATGTTTGCATGTAATGGAATCTTATTTAACCACAGCGGAGTAAGAAGGGGGCATAATTTTGTAGAAAGAAAAATAACACTAGGATTGGGTAAAATATTACGCGGTGAAACTGACCGACTTATTATGGGGAATATAGATGCGATGCGTGATATAGGGAATGCGGAAGACTATGTTGAGGGGATGTGGCGAATGCTGCAACATGATGTACCAGATGACTATGTATTATCAACGAATGAAACACATACGGTGCGAGAGATGATAGAGAAAGCATTTGGATTACGCGGTTTTAAAATAAAATGGGAGGGAGGCGGTATAAATGAGATTGGGTATAATGAAGTGACAGGTCAGGCGATGATTTTTATTAATGAAAAATATTATAGACCTGCTGAGGTTGATATATTATTGGGAGACTCTACAAAAGCGAGAACTATATTGGGGTGGAATCCGAAAACATCATTTGATGAATTAATAAAACTTATGGTGGATAATGATACAAAATATCTTATGTACGTATTGTAATGTATAACCTATAACAAATAATCTATAACCATGAATAAATATATAAATAATATTAAATAAATGAATATATATTTAATATTAACTAAAAATGAAAAAAATAAACGACGTAATTTGTACAAACGATGAATTTAAAACTCAGGATACTTATGATAAAAATATCGAAAAATTAGATATACACAACGACATTAAAAAGAAATTAAAATACTTTATTGAAATAAAGAAAATACCAAATATAATTTTTCACGGGGTTTCGGGGTGTGGTAAAAATACACTTGTAAATAATTTTATACATGATATTTATCATAATGATAAAGAAATGATAAAAAATTATGTAATGGAAGTAAACTGTGCACACGGTAAAGGTATAAAATTTATTAGGGAAGAGTTAAAATTTTTTGCAAAAACAAATATAAATTTAAAAGACGGTGAGATATTTAAAACAATTATTCTGTTAAATGCCGACAAGTTAACAATAGATGCACAGTCAGCATTACGTAGGTGCATTGAGTTATTTAGCCACTCTACTAGATTTTTTATAATTGTCGAAGATAAGTATAAGTTACTCAAACCCATTTTATCTAGATTTTGTGAAATATATGTACCTGAACCTATTATAAATGGTAAAGTAATAAATTTACACAATTATGCATTAGAAGAAATTTTCAATTTAGGGAAAATAGTAAAAAAGAAAAACGACAATCTTAAAAAGGATTTAAAACTGGATAAAAAGTATACGCTAAATGAACTTGTTAACATTTGTGTAAAATTATACGAAAATGGGTATAGTTGTTTAGATATTATTAGTTATATTAATACTAGTTCGCTACATGAAAGTAAAATATACGAGTTCATGATTATATTTAATAAGATAAAGAAGGATTTTAGAAATGAAAAATTACTAATGTTATTTATATTAAATTTCTTTCTTTTTCGTAGTGATTCCACTTTAGAAAATATTTCATTTATGTAAATGGACGACTTTTCTTTGAATAGTTTACAAGAATCTCGCAACGAGTGGTGTTCACGATTAATTACTGTTTTAACACCTTGTGTAATAGATGGCGTTAAGTCAATATTCGAAGAATCGTGGAAACTATGTCTGGAGAATGACGAGAAAACGAAATATTTAATGACGTTTCAAAATTTCCTTTCAAGGGTCCCAAAGTGGAATCCCAATATTATTTCACAAGAATGTTCTCGTATTAAAGAAAAAAGTAACTGTACATATATTTCCGACCTTATAACATGTGTTCATATCATTCAATTAAAAATGTTATCGTGTATGCGAGTTGGAACAAAACAAAAAAAGATTGATGTGAATGTCCCATCTTTAGAGGATTTTGTTCATCATGTATACATTAATGCTGCCCGTAAAATATATACAAATGTATATTTATTTGAGATGGGTATATCATCATTAAAGTCTCAAAAAAATTCAAGAGAGTTAGAGATTATTATTAAAGAATGTATTTTACAGACAATTCGTGAAACAATACCCGTAGAAGAACTATTGAAGTTGTACATGAATGAAACAGTAGAAAATGCAGTCGAGGTTCATGAAAGAGAAGAAATTATTTCACAAGAGCCTATTGTTGATAAACTGGTTGCTGGTAATATTTCTGAACCGGCTCCTATGTCGGCTAAACAACTTTCTGAAGAAGCCGAAACACTTTCGAAAATTAAAGCAGCATCTAGTGCTGCAATATATTCAGAGCCATCAGTTGATATGGGTTCTAGTTCATCCAGTGCATCAGGTGTAAGTTTTAATATGGATAATAACCAGGTAATACCTATTGAGAATATAAGTAGTGAAAATCGTGATGATTCGTCTAAAGATTTTGATGATGACTATGATGACGAAGATGATGACGAAGATGACGATAATATTAAACTAAGTATAGGAGATAATGTTGAGTTGAGCGTTGATCCATTCCCTAATGATGATGATGACAACGATAGTAATATTGATTTAAAAATAGAAGAAATTCCTCTTATTGATGACTTTTAAATATTAAATTAAAGTTATTATTAAGCGTTATTAAGGATTATTCGTAAAAACTTGTAATAGATTATTCCCTTATAAATTAAATGGACAACTTGTATGTTTCGGCTGGAATTGTTGCATGTATCTTTCTTTTAGCAAAATTTATAGAAATAAGATTTATTTCAAAACCAACTGATGATGAAGCCCCCGATTCAAAACCAATGAAGACAGCACTACGAGATGCTTTTATTGTTTTTATAAGTTACATTTTAGGGCATTTTATTGTTACGCAATTTAATGAGTCTCCTGTTATTTTGGGTTCTAAACCAGATGTATTTACAGGCGCACCCGGGTTTTAAATGTAATAGTGTGTATATAAGTAATAGTAAATATTATAATTACTTATATTCGAGAACTATCTACTCCATATAAGATGGCATTTTATCGATATTTATTATTCTATGAGTTGTTTTAACCTTCTTCTTAGGAAACTCATAATCAGCAAAAATAGGTTTCGCCAATTGTGCCTGAGGGGTATGATTATGAACGCTTCGCGCAATCATCTTATACAACTTAAAGTCGGGATAACGTTCCTCGCCATTCGCCTTATATAAAATGTTCTTATTTTGGTCATCAGTAACCCACTCCACTATCAACTTGGCCAAAGGCTCTTTTTTACATATTGCAGCAACACTATTCATGTCGTCAATAAAGTAATCAAAAATAGAACACCCTAAGCGACACAAATCAAAACTGAAATTTGGTTCTAAACGCGGCTTCTTATCATTAAAATAGGGTTCGCAGTTATACTGTGTAGCAGCATCGCCGGTAATACTGAAGCTGTCGCTACATATAACTTTGGATTTATATTTATAAATAGCACGACCAAAATCGATAATCTTAAAAATGCGATTATATGTAGGTACGCGATAGTATTTCTTATTAAAATGATAGTATATATATTCCTTTTCGGTGTATATGAACATTACATTATTTGTGTGAAGGTCATTGTGAGTAAATCCGAACAACTTTTGATATGTAATAAGAGTCATAATAATTTGCATAAGTGCTGACCTCCATTCATTTTCGGTCATCTCCTTTTCTTGCATCATAAGAGAGTCAAGAGTATTATCACATTTCTCCAACATAATTGCAGACACCGGGAAATTACTAATTACTGCCCACAATGTTTCATCATCATCATATTCGTCATCATCGTCGTCATTGTCATCACATTCGTCCTCTCCCTGACTGCCGTCTTCATCATCATTGTATTCTTCGTCACCGTGACTTCCCTCGTCATTATAAGAGTTATCAGAAATATTTTTTGACTTATATTTGCTTTTATCATTATTTTTTGATTTTTTATCTGATTTTTCTGCACCTAGACCTAGACCTAGACCTGTTTCATCGAGACATATAATATCATCAATATCACAGTCACTTCCTGAACCGTTGTCTGTTTGGCTATTACTTGTATAAGATGAACGAGAAGAACATGAACCAGATGTAAATGAGTCACTACTGTCGCTGTCATTGTTAACATGTGAATCCTTGTTTAATATAATACTGTCTGTTCCTTCAACTATATTTACAGCATCAGTGACTATATCATCTAGTTGCGATGTCAATGTAATCTCGTCGCATAACATACATGCACTAGATAATTCTTTATTATCAGAAGACATATTAAATATAGAACTTAGTTCAGTATTAATTTTATCAAAGTCTTCGTGGACAATAATATTATATGAGTTATCTGATTCCTGTATGTTTTCACTTTTGGCGATTATAATTTTTTCCTTTTTATTTCTTGTATTTTTTTGTTGTCTATGTACATAGTTTGAATGATTACTATCATTGTCATTGTCTATACTTTCATTATCATTATCATCTGAATATTCAATATCTTCAATATCAAAAAGAATATTCTTATTTTTATTAAAAAATGGGGTTTTATCTAAATAGTCTATATCGTCAATTACATTATAGTAAAAATCTTTTTTAATAGCATTGAAAGAACCATAGAAGTTAATACCATTAATAAAATCATGACAATTTAAAACTTGACTTGATAAGTATGAAAAAAAACCATCAACATATGCCGCGTTATTTCTATCATTTGCCTTTAAATGCCCCTTTTTTTCAAGTTTCGATAATATCGGAATATTCAAAACTTCCTCCTCTATATTTAAATTTTCATATTTGCCTGACATGTATTTAACCGGGTCTACTAAAGGGGAAAATTTAATAAAAATCGGTTTATGAAGAACTGTTAAAGATTCTGAAGTGCTTTTAAAGGCATCTACAACTGCGGCTTGTATATTATTTTTATCAACAACACCCGATAAAGCTGAGACATAAAAACGTTGATTCAAATTTATAGAGTTATAGTTCGTCTCATTTAAATTAAAATAGTTTTCATATATGGGAATGTAATTTTTAATATTTACTATACCAAGCTCAGATTCTTCTAAAGAAGTAAATAAATCACGAGTGTTAAGTTTTCTATAGTTTAACGAAAATGTGTTTTCTCCAAAAATAGGCTGATCGTCGCAAATATCCATCGTCGATTACTTAATTATTTAAATACATATTTTTATTATTTTTTAAACTAATAAAATATACTAAAAGCCTACTAAAAATCTATTAAAAATCTACTAAAATGTAAATATGCGTTTATAAAATTTATATTTTTTAATATATAGTATAAATAAGTAAATATATACATAATAAATGAGTGTAGGTTTAGAATTAGCAAAATTTGATATGAGGTCAATTAGTTTTAGACCCGATGAAAATAAAGGACCTGTTATTGTTCTTATCGGACGACGTGATACAGGTAAAAGTTTTTTAGTAAAAGACTTAATGTATTATCATCAAGATATTCCTATTGGTACTGTTATATCTGGTACAGAAGCAGGAAACGGTTTCTTCGGAGAACATGTTCCTAAATTATTTATTCACGATGCTTATAATACAGCAATTATTGAAAATATTTTAAAACGACAAAAAGCCGTATTAAAACAGATGAAAAAGGAGATAGAATCTTATAAAAGAAGTACGATTGACCCTCGCACATTTGTTGTATTGGATGACTGTCTTTTTGACAATAAATGGACAAAAGATGTAATGATGCGTCTACTTTTCATGAACGGTCGTCATTGGAAGATCATGTTAGTAATTACTATGCAGTATCCTCTAGGTATTCCACCCAATTTGCGAACAAATATTGATTATGTTTTTATTCTGCGTGAACCATATATTGGAAATCGTAAAAGAATTTATGAAAACTATGCAGGTATGTTTCCAACATTTGAAAGTTTTTGTCAAGTTATGGACCAGTGTACGGAAAATTACGAATGCTTGGTAATTAATAATAATGCTAAGTCAAATAAATTGCATGACCAGATATTTTGGTATAAAGCGCAAACACATGGTCCGTTTAAATTGGGCGCAAAAGAATTCTGGGAGATGTCTAAAGATATTCATTCAGATGACGAGGAAGAACAGTATGACCCTGCAAATATTAAACGCAAAGGTCAGGGTCCAAAAATCAAAGTGAATAAAAACAAATGGTAATATATAAAACTCTAAAAAATTGATAAAAAAGATGTCATAATCTTTTTTTCGTTATCTTTTGATATGTTATTTGTATCAATATCATTGTTATCTAAGCTATGAACTGATCCGAGGCATACATTTGGAATATTAAAATAATTTGAAAGAAGTATAGTAACATAAATACTTTCTGAACCTATAAATAATTTATTAACATTATATTTTTCAACGGTATCATGCATTTCATATTTTAATTTTGTATTATCATAATTGTTTATAGTAACTGTATCATTGACTAGATACTTAGTTTTTACATATATATTAGTAGTTTCAATATAGTTCGGGAATTCTCTACTGTATTTATAATTTTTAAAATCGTTAGCTATAACAGCAGATGTTATTTGACAAATATTTTCAGATTTAAAATAGTTGCTGTATATAATAGATAAATCTACTATACATGATGGTTTTAATTTGGTAATAATATACTTTAGTTTTTCTAATAGATATTTTTTATTTTTGTATTTTCCAAAACTGCTTCTCGTCATAAAATAATAATTATCATCGTATACATAAATAACACCGTTTAATAATTTCATTTTTTTAGAATATTTCTTTATATTTCCAATAAAAAAACGAAAGTAATTTTCAATATGTAAGTTATCTATAATTATAAAAGCATTTTTAATATTTACTTCAAATTCTGCACTATCAAATTTACGAGAAAATGGTTTATTTTTACTATTTTCTATAAAATCTAATATCCACATATTTTCTGACAATTTTGCAGGTTTATGGGTAAAAATACTATTTATCCAATAATAATTTTTACCCTGTATTACTGAAGGAGACATAGTAACAATACTATCAATACCTAAAATATCTACTGAATATTTAACATTATTTATTTCTAATTGAACATATGTATGTATCAATTTTCCTGTATCATTTTCGAAATAATAATGATAACCATTTGGTGTTTTTTCATATACTGTATCTTTTGGAATTTTTTCAATTAAAAAATCTGCACTTTGTATTCCATCTTTTGTGTCTATATCTAATACTATATAATTATTCGGAATAAATCCGATAACATTTTTATTTTTAAACTCGCTCTTTATAGTTTCTTTTTTTAATTTTACATGTTTTAAAATATATTTTTTCTTTATTTCCTCGATATATAGAATATTATAATTTTTCACATTTAATCCCAAGTCGCGTAATTTATAAAAATCCGTTTTTAAATTATACATATATAATACATTTGATAGTGCCCTATATAATAGGTACAAGCATATAATAATAGCAGCTAAAATAAACAATAAACAAACTAAACGAATAAACACGTTACCAGAGTTAAATGATTTAAAATAATTACTTACTACATACTGTTTTACCTTTCTATTCATACCAATTAATAACAAAATATTATATATTAATGACATATAATATTTAACATATAATATTTAACATATAATATTTAATAGTTGATATCGCATTTTAATACTTTTTATTTTATTTTATTTTTTAATATTAGTTTTCAACATGCGTCAACTTTGACAAACCGTGGTCAGTGTTCTTATCAAGAACAACATTATCAGCTTCGAACATGCTCTTCTTAATATCGTCTACAGTTGCGTTCTCATCCAGTCCATCAAAGTTTGCAACATTTGAAATGCCGACCAACTCACCATCAGCATTAATCGTTTGCGTAAGTTTATTACCAGATTCCTCAGCTTTCTTCATATTCTCTTCAATGGCCTTCTGTCTAGCTTCACGCACACGTTTCTCAAACTCCTGTTTTGCAGTGTCTTCATTCTTCTTTTTGTCAGACATAAGTTGGTTAAGTGTCTCCTCCATATACTCGACGCGTCCAGTCTTATATGCCTCTGGATGAAATGGTACCCACATACCAACCTGTCCTACATAAATGTCATGATTCGGGTCAACTTCACGCAGCAATTTACAGCGAAGTTCTGCCTCGCCTTGTGTAGCAAAAACACCACGTACTTTAATACCTCGCGTAGACGTCTGAAACTCATGTTTCTCGCCGAATTTCTCCTCAAGTTCGTCCTCGTTGTTGTCCAAAAATGTTTTATAGTCGTCGCTAATTAGTGTTCCCGATGTTGCACGAATCGTCTCGCCCTCTTCCTTTGTAAATTCCTGGAAATCTGCAGTAAGTTTATCGAAAGAAAGAGAATACTTAAATGAGACGAAATTAAGAAACTGTGTAAATTTTTCCATGGACTTTTTATAATCCCACTGCTTCACAAACTGCTCAAAAAGAAATTGCTCCTTCTGTTTAATAATATGTTCCGGAGAAACGAATGAAAGACATACAAATTTTTGACCAGCAATCGGTTTATCTTCCTCCAAAAGATCGGCATATTTGGGATTTTCTTTTCCATCGGGCAAATATTTAGGAGTAACTCCCTTTGGTAAACTATTAGGTTGAGACATTATAAGTATAATTATAATATATATTTAAATAATAATTTTAAGTTAGTTTAACCATTTATTAATTTATGTAGTTTACATTTATTTTCATTATTAAATTAAAAATACATGTTTAATAATATATCAAATATCAAATATAAAATATAAAATATAAACTATAAAATATAAATATATCGAATATTATATAATATTTTTTTCTACATTATATTTATAATGTACGGAACACTTGATTTTAGTGAGCTTTTTAAGCGCTTTATTAAGTATATTATCGAAGGTCTTTGCGTCGCGATAGTTGCTTACTCTATACCATCTCGCACTCTTAAATTGGACGAAATTGCGTTGATTTCTCTTGTAGCTGCCGCCACCTTCGCTATTCTTGATGTTTATGTCCCCACTTTAGCCGTTTCTGCTAGAACAGGCGCTGGTTTCGGTATCGGTGCTAACCTTGTTGGCTTTCCCACCCCTCTGAAGCTTTAAATAAAATAAGATAAAAGCAGTTATTTAAGGGTTGGTATTTATTATTTATTATTTAATATTCATTATTTAAATAATAAATAACTATTACTTACATGTATAAAATATTATTCTGTCTTTAATATAACAATGGCTGATAGTAGTGATGATAGCGATACTGATGATAGTATTGGTAGTCGTAGGAGTAGGAGTAGGAGTCCACTAGAACAAATGGTAAAATTGGCGCAAATATTTATAATAAAAATAAATCCAGATAATTCTATTGCAAGTATTGCACCATGGGATGGAAAAGAACCAGGTATAAATGACAGGTTAGTTGCATATGGCGTTAAAATATCCGACAATACATACGACGCTTATATTCCTATTGACTTGAAAGCACATACAATTTTGAGTACACTGAAACAACATGAAAGTAATATTCGGACGGCATCACCTAAACGAGATTTTGAATATATGCGCTATGAACAACCTGTATACCCTGCAGACCCTGGAAGCAATATCTTTTGTTCTTATTTATATGGAAATCCGTTAAAGCGATTACCGCCGCCTTTACCAACCCTTAGTTTTAATATATTTGGCGCTAAAGAAACTGTTGAAGCCTCACTATTAGCTAATTTAATGAAAAATATAACAAGGTCTCATAGACCCGGATATAAAAATAAAATTTATGTATTAACAGAAGGCAGTATTGGAGGTGCAGTTCAGCCCTGTACTTCTTCATGTTGGTATCTAGTAGATGGACCGGATGAATACCAAATAGGTAGTCCGTATATACAAGAAGTAAACATATTGGATACATCATTGTCTGAACCAGGTAATACCTTAAAAAAATATTGCATTCTTGATAGATTTCTAGTTGATGATGCATGTAGTTATTGTTTTAGGAGAGAGATGGGTAATTACCCTGAGAATCCATCTAAACGTCGAAAACTGGGAGGTGGTCAAAAAGCAGGCAAAAGTCGTCGAATACTAAAACGAAGAAATAAAAGAAAAACAATAAAACGAAGAAATAAAAGAAAAACAATAAAACGAATATTTAAAAAGAGATAAACCAAAACATATAAATTAATGGTTTAGTATTAATACAATATTTATAATATAAAATATTGTATTATTAATATAGTATATACATAATACGTAACATATAATACCAAATGTTAACATTAAACAAACTGTATTTAAATTTAAACTCTATTCAAATTTTATTTGTATCACTTCTTTTGGTATGCTTACTTATTAGTTTTTACATCAGCGTTGTTACATTATTTTCAAAAGATAATACACATAACCATATATTTTCTGCTTGGCAGTTTCCCATGTTACTTGCAATTTTTATTGATATTATTTATCATAGTGTAAAGTAAAAAATTCGTTTGTTAATATTATTGCGTAGGAATAAAAACCCAATTTAATTCTTCGCAAATTTTCTTCCAAATATCATCTTGTTCAATTCGTTTTTCCTTATCTTTCAACATCGGAAAATAAGAAAGAAATTCGCTCTTCTCAAGAAGCTCACACAATTTATAAACCGTATAATAATAATTCAAAAAATTCACACGGTCATCCGGGCAAAATTTCGCATAAGGTCCTTGTATCTCCATAAAAAGATTACACAAAGTCTCTTCTAATTCTGGCGTCATAATCGGCGGTTTAATACCGAGTTTATCCTTAATAAAAGGGATATGTTCATAGTATTTATTGTATCCTAATTTTTTGAGAACTTCTTTTGCTTTAGAGTTTGTAAATTTAGAAAGAGGTATGCGTTCTTTATTAAGTTGTTGCTTGATATTTTCGAGAACTTCTTCAGGAATTTGCGTAGTTTCTTTTGCTTGAAACTGAGCGAGGATTTCTTTAAAATGGTTAATTCTTTTGTAAGCATAAAAGCATGCTTCTTTGGGCGGTTCTTTATAAGATGGCTTCTCATTTTCAATAAGGTAGGTAACTTGTTTTGCACATACGTTACATACCATAATACCCTCATGTTCAACAGGAATCATTTCTCCTTTATTACATGATTGACATATATCGGTAGCGTAAATGTAGTCATTTATGTTAATAAAAGTCTGGTCAAGATTTGTAAAAAACTTTTGAACATTGTTGTCATTTGCACGAGTTAAAGCATTTTCATCAAATGTTTTGTCATTTACTTTAAAGAAGGAATTAAGGATAGTGGTTTTGTTTGTCCCATTTGTAATTTCTTTTTTATTTTCAAAGTAGTCGAAAATAAATCTGCTGTTATTCAAGTAATAGTCTTTAATTTTTTTCTTATTTTTATAAATTTCTTCTTTTATATCGTATAAAGAATCTTGTAACTCTATTTTTTCATTGACATCTGCTATAGTATCGGGATTATTTAATTTTGTCATTATTTCATTTTTTTTGCGAACTAATGTAGGTAAAACATCGCTGTTAATTAAGTTGAACTCTGATTGTAATTCGCGATGAACACTATCTAGCGTCATTATTCTTTTTTTGTCTACGAAAATTTTTTTATTTGTTTTATGTTTAAAAGATGGCATCTATATATATCTATTATATTGTTATAAGTATAACTTTTTTAATATATAATAATTAATAATTATATCTATTTTAGTATTTTTAATTATATAAATGATTAACTGAACGATTTTTTATTTTTTTATAGAAAGTTTGTCTCATTTTTCTTTTCGGTCGGTGTAATTTCAAATAGTTCCAAATAGTTCCAAATAAACTTCATCGTAATGTTTATATTATTTATATTATTTATATTTTTTATAATATAATATAAAATAAAATGACCGAAATGAGGTGTAAGTTAAAGACTGGTGACCTTCTTTTATGTGATGATCTTGAATATAAATCGTGGGGGTTACTTAGTTGGGTTATAAAATTTGCGACAAAGAGTGATTTTTCTCATGTTGGTATGATTGTAGTAGATCCAGAATTCACGAATGTTTCATTAAAGGGGACATATGTTTGGACATCAGGTATTTCTGATGTTCCGGATCCGGAAGATAATACAAAGAAATTTGGTGTTCAGTTTGTGCCGTATGATCATTTTATTAAAACATATGGTGGAAAAATATATGTTCGCAGAATAGAGTTTGAAAGTACAGAAGAATATAACAAAATATTTAACTATGAAAAGTTAAAAGAAATACATAAAGTTGTATATGATAAACCATATGATATGGTAGTTACAGATTGGATAGAAGCTTATTGTAAAAAGGACCCTCATCCTCAGAAAACATCTAGATTTTTTTGTAGTGCATTTATTGGATATATTTATACAAAGTTAAGCTTATTTGAAGAAGAGTTAGACTGGAGTATTCTTTACCCGAGTTATTTTTCTAGTGAAAATAAAACATTTTCTTTGAATCATAATGCAACCCTAACAAAAGAGCACCAAGTAGCAGGTTAAATTATATATAAAATTAAAATATAAAACTATAAAATTATAATGTTTAGGAATTTTTGTAGTGTGTAAATTGTAAATTGTAAATTACGAAATATGTAAATATGAATAATGTTAGGAATGCATTAATGTTTTCTCTATAAAAATAAAATAATGTTATCAAATAATTTAGACGTATGTACTAAAAGTGGTAAAACAGGTGATTTAGAAGAAAATGTAGATGATAAAACATGTAATATTAAATCTTGTTCGAATGTTTTAAAGACGAGTATAAATATAGAGTCATTAAATATTTTGAATATTAAGAGATTCCT